GTTAAATAAACATCCTGAGCACCATAAGCTACTAATTGAAGAAGACCACCACCCATTTACGCTATATTCTTTATACTATTAGAGGAGAAAAAAAAAAGGAAATTATATAACACGACTCTTTTATATTTTTATTATAGATGATATCTTTATTATATTTTTAATTGGAATAAGCAAGGCCGCCCATACCTGATAATATACGAAGGACGTTGTAATTGACTGCGTATATATTGATGCCTTGGTATGATTTATTAGTTGGAGCTGGTTTAGCATTAACCATCAAAGTTGCAGTGTCAATACGAGACATATTGAGGGTGCCGCTAGGTTGGTGCTCTTCGGGTTTTAGGGCAAATGAATACACATTTATAGAATTGTGTACGGGAACGTTGGTGTGATGCTGGAAGGGTTGAACATAATTGAAATAATCGCCTTCTCTTACCGCAAAACGGTCGTTGCCGTTTAATTGGAGGATGGCATTAATAAAAGGGTTGCTATTTGTCGCAGGTTTGACATCGGATATAACTAAATAGTTTGATGTACGCTGTCCTCCTTGTGCTGCAGATTTATCATAAGCTAACTCAAGTGCTTTCTCGTCGTCTGCCACGTCCAAGTTTGTGTAATCATACCATCTGGTTTTATTAAGATTCGTGGAAGAAGGGGCTACTTTTGCGACCCATATGAGTTCTTTGCAAGGGTGATTGAAGTTGAGCTTGATTCGGTTGGTGCCATCAACTAGGGGTTCGGTGCCAGTGAATTGTAGCTGTTCTATTAAATATTCGTGGGATAATTGAGCGAATCTTCGGCGTTCATCGGTATCTAAGAAGATGTAATCAGCCCATAAAGAGATATTTTTAATTTCTTCAAAATCGGTTAATAAACCGGTGCCAACAGATATGCAGTTGGCCTTAATTTCAAAATCTATTTTTACTTTGACTTCGTGATATTGAAGAGCGATTAAAGGAAGCGCGAGACCTACATTGCGGCAAAACCAGAACTCAAATGGGATATATAGAGTTGTGACAGAGGAATCAGGAATTTCATCTATGTTGTTTAAGCCATTTAATATATCTTTGTCGGCACCGACCATAGTATCATATGCATAGCGTTTGCCGATAGGTAGAGATAATTCGTTCCAGATGTAAAGCCAATCGGAATAATGCTTATCTATTTGTTGGCCACCAATTTCAATAACAACGGATTTTATTAAGCGTAACCCGAGATAATTTTGGTATGTGCTGGTAGTTTTGGTATCAAGATCTTTCTTTTTAGGGACATCAACCTGTAAATACATACGGTTTATTAAATCGCCGTTGCGTGATATTTGGCAGGTTACAGTATTACCGTATCCGGCATTACCGTTGAAAGTTTGTTGGATAGCTTCAATAGCAAAGTTAGTATGACGACGATAAACTACTTTGAAAAAGGTAATTTGCGGATTACCAGTTAAATAAACATCCTGAGCACCATAAGCTACTAATTGAAGAAGACCACCACCCATTTACGCTATATTCTTTATACTATTAGAGGAGAAAAAAATATAGATTATATGACACAAAAATTATTTTTATTATATAAACCTTAATATTTATAATTCAAATATAATGATGTTTAAAGAGAAGTCATCTAAAAAAAAAATAACAACAGATATAAATGAAACTGTTACTTTGGACGCGATGCATAATAATATGATAAAGGATTTTGAGAAGAGCGATAAGGAAAAGATATACTATCTTGAAAAACTGAGTTATTGCGAAGAAAAGAAAATGGAGATATTAAAAAGTATAAATAATACGGCAGATAAAGAACTTAATAGTCGGCTTTGGTTCAGTAATACAGAGTTGAACGAGCAGATAATAGATATTAAAAGTAAATTGAATGAACTCAATAATTTAGATGAAATAGAGTATTACAAGAATACGAGCGATATATTATTTCAATATTACGATACCGTAAATAAGCAATCAGATATTAATCAAAATATAAATTTTGTAAAAGAGTCCTTTAATAAACCAAAGATATATAAGAAGGAATCCAAAAAAAAGCGAAATATGAGCATAAATACTAACACGATTAATGTATTAGAAGCTCTTAATAACATAGATAATAAGAAGCTTGTAAAAGAAAATAAATGTGCTGATAGCGATAAAACGGAGGCCAATAAAATTAAGGGGGAAATTAATGAGAATGATAATAGCAAGATATATGACAAGAGTACCTTGGTAGATAAATATATGGCTATAATAAACAATAGATATGTTAGAACAGTTGAGGACGAAAACATAGAGATATGTAAGGTTTGTAAAAATAGTATGACTTGCCTCCAACACGATGCAATAATTGTATGTAGTATCTGTGGATATCAGGAGCTTCTCTTAGTAGAGCAAAATAGACCGATATTAAAGCAGAATACGAAGGATACATCGCATTTTTGTTATAAGAGGATTAATCATTTTAGGGAGTGGTGCAATCAGGTTCAGGGAAAAGAGAGTACGGATATACCTGACGAAATATTTGAAAAGATTTTAACGGAAATTAAGAAAGAGAAAATAACTGACTTGAAAAAAATAACCTATTTAAAAATGAGGGATATTCTTAAAAGATTGAGAATAAACAAGTATTACGAGCATATCAATTATATTATAAACAGAATTAACGGAATACCTACGCCGCAATTCAGTCCTGAATTAGAGGATAAGCTATGTAATATGTTTAGAAGCATCCAGGCGCCTTTTTTGAAACATTGTCCGAAAGATAGAAAGAATTTTTTGTCATATAGTTATGTTCTCTATAAGTTCTTTCAGATACTCGGGCTAAACGAATACCTCAAATATTTTCCATTATTGAAAAGCAGAGAAAAGCTCTATGTTCAGGATCAGATATGGAAAAAGATATGTGTGGATTTAAACTACGAAATAATACCATCGTTATAAACTGCTTACCACGACTGCTGGAATATATTTAAAATCAGCAAATATTCCAGAAGACAAGCAGACAAGCAGACAAGTAGACAAGTAGACTACGATAGTCCTACGATTATTATAATAAATATAGAGATATTATCATAGCAGTCCTTGAGAAGCTGGAATATTCTTATTTTTTCATTTTACACCTTTTTCATATAAATCCCAGTTTAGAACACCATTAACCGTAATAGCAAATACACCAGTATATTTTTTGAATACTTCTTGTGATTGTGTTTTTATTACACAACGCTTTCCTTTATTACTATAACAACGATTTCGTTTTTTGTAATGATTTTATACTTGTTTCATCAATACAAATAATATCTTCTATTTTGTATTTTTTTCACTTCATCATAAAACTCTTTTATTTTTGAATTAATATTTATATCTTTACCAAATCTCTTTACTGGTTCAAGTCGTATTCTTGTAAGTTTCAAAGTAATATTATTATCATTAATTACTCTAAAAATCTGCGTTGTAGATAAATTAGCATCTTTGTATTTGTCTTTGATTTTTTAACTAAATAATATTGAACTGCTGTTAATTTATAATCATTACTTTTATGAGTAGGCATATATATTATTGAATTATTTTTTCATAAAATTGATTAATAAAAAAAAATTGATATGAAATACATAAATAAATAAGTATTATATTATTACATACAATATGAGTGCTCTTTTACAAACCACGAGTGAAATTGATATTGATAAACAACATATAATAACATTATTTAATACCTGCGTTAAAGGTATTGAAATATGTTTAGAAGGACAAAATATAAACCATTGTGGAAAAGAGGGACATTGGTTAGAAACAAAAATGGGTATAAAGCATAACGCAAAAAATGAACCTGACATTAATGGTTATGAAATGAAAAAATCTTCAAGTAAAACCACACTTGGTGATTTTAGTGCAAGCGAATATGCGTTTTCAGGAAAAAATAAAAGAAACAGCATTAATACTCTCAACAATTGGACTGATGAAATAAAATTAAGCAGGAGCGATTTTATTAAGACATTTGGAAATCCAAATCCAAGTAAGAAAAACAGATATTCGTGGTCTGGAAGTTGTGTTCCAACTTACAATAATTGGAACTCTAACGGACAGATATTAACAATAAATGAAAATAATGATATAATCATTTATTATTCATTTTCAAATGATACAAGAAGTGTAAAAATAGATTTTCCATTATTCTTACAAAACAATAATATTGTAATTGCTTTATGGAAATCATCAAAAATGAAACAACATATTGACAACAAATTTGATAAAAAGGGGTTCTTTATATGTAAAAAAATAGGAAATACATATGAAAAGATTTGTTTTGGTAAAGCATTTAACTTTGAGTATTTTATTGAATGTATCAAAAATAAAAAAGTTATATTTGATAGTGGAATGTATGATGGAAATAGTCGTAATTATTCTCAATTTAGAGGTTCATTTTTTTGGAATGAATTAATCACCGAAGAGTATTAATTATATATTTACCAAGATAATAGGCAAACTTACAAGCAACCGCATTACCTATTTGCATAATAATATCTTTATTTGAACCATCTATAATGTAATTATCAGGGAAACTTTGTATTCTTTTTAGTTCTGTAATTGTCAATCTTCTAATTTCTTTTTCGTTATATTTAACCAACGCATCATAACCATCTTTCCAATATCTCGCAGGAATTGTATATGATGGTTTGTCAAAGTCTAGCATTTGTGCCCCAAACCCAAACCCTTTTTCTTTATTTACACTTTTTTTATTTTCTATTCCTGCTAATGCTTTTTCACTCAAATAGTATTTTTTATCAACCTCTTCTTTTGGAATTAATATGTTTTTAACTGGTATTCTATCTTGGACTGATTTTATAATGGGTTCTGGTTCTTTTGGTAAAATATTTAGGTCTTTTCTAATCCCTATAATTATAGTGCGTCTTCTATTTTGTGGAACTTCAAAATCACTTGCGTATAATTTATTAATTATGCAATTATAATTTCTATTTAATTGTTCCATTATAATGTCAATAATATTTTCACAATTTGCTGTTTTTTTTGAAAGCATCCCTATTACATTTTCCATAATAAATGCTTTGGGTTTGAAATAATCAAGATATTTAACATATTCCATAAATAGAGAATTTCTTGGATCATTTTTATCCCTTTTTCCAGCAATACTAAAACTTTGACACGGTGGTCCTCCAACCAAAATATCTATATTTTTATTTTCTTTATTGTATAATTCATTAAACTTTTCAGGGGGCAACTGCGTTAAGTCAGCGCAATATGCCTTATGATGATAATTTTTATTATAACTTTCAACCGCTTTGTCCCAAATATCTATTCCAGCAATTATATTCAATCCAGCATCAGATAAACCTTTTGACATACCACCGCAACCACAAAATAGGTCAATTACATTTAATGTTTTTGTATCAACCTCTATAATTTGCGTATTTTGTGGTGCTATTTCTTCATTTGATAAAATTATTTTAGGTTCTCCAACAACTTTGTTTTTGCCGTTAATTAGTTCTATTAATTGTGATTTATTTTTTGAACTGCACTTTGTAATACCCAATTCTTTACACTTTTCCAATAACTCTAATTTACTCATTTTTGATATATCCATTTGTTCGGTGATGTTAATTGTAATATTGTTTTGTGTATTATTTGAAATCAATTTTTTGTTTAATTCAATCAATTTTTCTTCAACTGCTTTGTCTATTAATTCTTTTATCTTATCAGTTTGTATTTCGCAAGGGTTTTTACGAGTTAAGTGTTTATCGTAGTGTGATTTTTGAGAAAAGGTCTTATAACATTTTTCGCAACTATATTTACCCATTTTAGTTATATAGTATATTAATATTTTATTTTTATATTGTTAACTAAATAATATCCCGGACATAAATGTATATTATTTAATAATTAAAAATAGGCGTTTGAAATGTAAAAAGGTGTAAAATTTTATAGAAATCTGGTTGTTTTAGCTTTCTCTTTTTAGATATTAAAGAAGTCGTTTGAATAGCCTACCAAAAAATCGTTGATACATTTTATATTTATTTGATATCTTTCATATGTGTAAAAATTGATTGAGTGCTATCTAATAATCTCAGCTATATTAGTGCTAACTATGAACTATTTGACGAGATATATTATATCATATGAGGATAGCTTTATAGTTTTACAGACTATGATTCTATCAGTCATATTGTTGAGAGAATTTGGCGAGATATTGTTTTATATTCCTAATGATATTAATTATGATATGAATTGTATTGAATTGCATTTGCATAAATAATAAAAATAATTAGAGGGAGGAAGAGGGAGGAAGAGGGAGGAAGAGGGAAGAAGAGGGAGGAAGAGGGAGGCTATTATAATAACATAAAGGCATTGGATTTTTGTAATCCTATGTTGCCTGCGGTTTGAGTAGCAATAGTAAATCGGTTTGCCAATAGTTCTAATATGTATATTGTCAGAGCTATTAGTATCGTGAGAGTAAATAGTTTAGCAACATTGAACTTATTGTCCTGTATTAGCAATGCTACAAAAGCTATTATTAACGCCTGAATAATTAATTTTAGAACCTTGTATAATAGTATGTTGAAATCATCGTATTTTTTAATTGACATTTATTATTATGAAACATTTTATTTGTAATTATGAAAAATATATATAAGATTATAAATATATATTTATATTATAAGATAGAAGCAGTAGTATAAAATGGCAGCAGTAGAAAACAGCGCGATGGTATCAACAAAAGAGGTAGATTATTTGGACGAGGATAAGCCTATCCGTGGCCAAAACTTTGTGCTACTGTCTTTTTTGAGCCCAGAAGATGTTATTGTCAATAAGGAAGCGTACATTTTTACCAAGTTTATTGAGAAGTTTTCCGACGATATGAAGAAGCTCCTTGAAGGCATCAAGGAAAAGAATCCCGAGCAAAAGGATATGGTTGACACGATTGCTGACAATCACTCATATATCTTTGAGCCCAAGGAAATGAACGAACAGCTCACGTTTTATAAATCAGTTAATAACGACACGCTTGAAGCTGCTTATCATAAAGACAATAACTTTATTACTTCTATGCGTGGCATCAAAGTTCGTGGTACCTTTGATACTATTGAAGAGGCAAAAGTCCGCAGCGAGTTTTTGAAGAAGATAGATAACAAGTTCAATATCTATATCGCGCAAGTAGGCTGTTGGTGCCCTTGGTCTCCCAACCCGGAGTCTCTAGAGAATCAAGAATACTCTGAGACGCAGCTCAACACTTTGATGAAAGAGTATAAGAAGAATATGGACAATCGCGATATTGTCTTTGAAAACAGGAAACAAACGCTTGCTTCAAATGCTGCGCCCGTAGAGTCCGCTGGCGCCGCGGGCGATAATGTAGAAGCGAGCAATGAAAACGAAGATGGAAATATCGTCAGATTGGACGAGATTAAAGAAGAAATTGAAAAGACTGATGTTTGGACTGAAAGAAATGTTGAAAAATAATCTATATTATATTATTAAGAATGAAAGCGATTGCTATATTTTTACTTTTTATAGGAGCTATACTAATAGTCCAAGGCTACTATGATAAAAAGCTTACTTGTGGTAAGGAAAAAATAATAGTCAAATATATACCTAGAAGTACCTATGAAGAACAAATGAAACCCGAAGAAAGCCTTCAAACATTTTACAGGGGAATGTTTGAAGATATTATATTGCCTTAATTATTTTTATCCTCAATATTATTAAATGGATATATTAAGAAATATTGAAAAAAAAATATTAAATATTGCCAATAATAATACTAATAACGCGAGCGAAATTAATAATTTGAAAAAGGATATTAAACTATATTTGGATATTTTTGATAAACGCGAGGAAATAAAAAGAGAGAAGAAGGGCATCTACGATGAACTATATGATAACAAAAGGAAGGCTTATCGCATCAGCTATGAAAACTATCTATCTGATAAAAAGGAATTAATGAAAGATATTGTTAAAGAAAAGACTAAGGGTGCAATTCGCAAATACTTAGAATGTAAATACGATGATGAAGAGGCTGTCGCCAATATCCCAGATATTTACACATACGAAAATATCAGACTGCCAAATAATCGCGAAGATTTTGATATGCCATATGTTCAACAGGTTCCCGTAAATAACAAAAAAGACCATATGATACCTATTGAGCCGGTCAAGCCTACCAAGCCTCTCGTAGCAAAACCTGAAGAAAAAGAATGTCCAGAAGGTAAAGAAATAAATCCAGTAACAAAAAGATGTGTTAATGTGTGTAAGGATGGACAAGTAAGAAACCCCAAAACAGGTAAATGCATAGCATCTGCCAAAAAGACCAATACAGAACCCAAGAAGGAGGAGCCTAAAGCTGTAGAGCCTAAGGGAGCGAAGGAGAAGGAATGTCCGGAGGGTAAAGAAATAAATCCGGTAACAAAGAGATGTGTTAATGTGTGTAAGGACGGCCAAGTAAGAAATCCTGAGACAGGGAAATGTGTAGGTGCTAAGAAGAAATAGTGTATAATGCGTCGCCCCATCCCTTGTCTGTCATTATTGTTATAACTCTTGTAAAATTATAGTCTCTCAAAAAATCATCTATATCTTTTACACTCGGACAATTTTTATACAATTCTATTTCGTGTATTTTTATATATATGGCTTTTGCGTATTTCAAATAATTTGTAGCGCCCCGTAATGCCATTAGTTCGGCTCCTTGAATAGTTATATTCAAAAAGTTATATTCGTCAGCTTTAATACCTTGAATATCAAAAAAAGTATCTATAGTTATACTTTTAGATTTTGTACTATTAACATATGATATGTCTGGATAAACTTCAGTATGTCTAGACATATCTAAAATACTTGATGAAGCCGTATCATTCGCTTTGTACAATATAACCTCGCTATAATCTTTATCAGTTATTATATAGTTATGGACGGATATATTATTATTCTTAGCAACTGCTACCATATCATCATTTCCCTCTATCCATATTATATCATCCTTTGCGAAGCCCATTGTAATATATATAGGCAATTCTTCGCATTTATGGGCGCCTATATGAATGCATTTGTTTATTTTTATATTATTAGTATTCAATAATTCTAATAAATAGCTCGGATTTAACAACATTATACTATAGAAAATATAAAATTATCGCGTAATTATATTCAATATCTAAATATAATATAATATTAGGTTATTAAACTTAGTATATTAATGAGTACTAATAATGAACATAATGATATAAATGATCCTGTGGTACAAGATGTTTTAAATGAATTCAGAGACGAATTATTAATATCTAAAAATAATAAAGATATGGGCTTAAATACTCCACCTCTTATAATACAAGATATGTCCGGCAGCAATCAATCTAACTCAACTCATCCCTCGTATCCTCCGCCGCATTCGCCGCCCCAACAGCCTTCTTATCATCAACAGCCTTCTTATCATCAACAGCCTCCTTATCCTTCTTCGCATCCTCAACAGCCTCCTTATCCTCCTTCGCATCAGCAACATACTCCTTATTCGCCATACACTCAAATGAATAAAAATGATTATATGCTATATATGGATATTGAATTGATTAAGAAGAATCTCATAATAGTTATTATAGTATTCCTGATATATTTTAGCGGAATAATTAATAACATTTATGATAGGATACCAGAATATTTACAAGAAAATATCCTGTCCCTTGATGTCTATATCAAAACCGTATTGCTATTTATTATATTGTATGTAATATCTTATGCCGGATATGTATGATATTTTTAATATTTATATGAATAATTTACATCTTGTGGGACAGCTACAGTAGCTGTCTTTGTAGGAAGAGTAAAATATTTATATACAAAGAATACTCCTACTAAGAAAGTTAAAAATATAGAGAATATAGTAGTTCCAAACATTATAGTATAACTGGATGAATCATATATATCTTTATTCATTACAACGATAGATATTATCATAACATTATATAAAATAATTATAAGCGAATAGATTGCTATAAATAGATTTAAATTACTATAATATCCCCACGCTAATGCTACAACAATAATTATACTTGCGACAGAATAACCAAATATTATAAATACTTCCTTTACAATATCATCATTTTCCGCTTGTGAAACAAAAGCCTCTTTCATTTTTATATATCTAATAATTATTAAGATTATTTATTGCGAGTATTACGAGTATTGTGAGTATTGCGAGTATTACGAATTATTGCAGTTTTTATAAAAGTTTTTAACATCTGTATTAGTTCTAAAAGAGTTCTTATCAACATCTATGATTTTTATAGAGCTCAGTTTTTTTGCTCGCGATAATGCAGTATATGACTGTCCGCTAGTAAATATATTAGGCCCCAAATCTAATTCAAGGGCATCTATCGTCATACCCTGAGATTTATGAATAGAGAGCGCATAGCATATTCTAATAGGCATATGTATGATATAAGAGCTTTTTGACGAAACCTTATTATTGAATGTATCTGTAAAATATTTAATAGTATGAATATTACCGTTTATATCATTGATAATTACATAGTCGGCACCGAGATGTTTAATAACACCCCTCGTTCCATTTACAAGAGATTCCTCAACACTTATATTTCTAATAATAATAACTTGGGCGTTTAATGTAAGCTCAATTGCAAATTTTTCTCCCTCCTTTTCCTTATCGCAGCTCGCAATAGCAGCATATGTCTTAGATATATTCCCCAGCGCTTTAAGCTTCTCTATCTCAATATTATTGATTTTATCAACATTAACATTTATAGGATACAATTTCGTAGGAATAATGCCATTATCAAACTCGGTATCTCGTAATTTATCTAAAACCTTTATGATATTATCAGTACATTTGCCTTTTCTAACAATTTTCAGAATCTTTTGAAATAGTTCGTCGTCATCCTGTCTTATTAACTTTTCAAGCAATACTATTCTTATATTTATTTTATTCCATATATCCGATAAGAAACAATATCTGCCTTTAACGGGCGCCAATTGACAAAAGTCGCCTACTAATATTAACTGAATATTACCAAAGCACGCTTCGCTGGATTTTATGATACTTAGAAGTTCAGATATTTTTTCAAATAATTCCTTATCAATCATAGATATCTCGTCAATAATAAGTGCATCAAGCTTTAATATATTCTCGTGCTTTTTCTTGTTTTTAAGAATATTGCCAAGTATTTCCTTGATACTCCCAGTTCCCAAACCGAGTCCTAAAAACGAATGTAATGTCTGGCCACCTATCATAACCGCTGCAGTCCCAGTAGATGCCGTAATAGCAAAGTTCTTATTTGCATTATTCAAATACTCTATGATATATTTAATAGTATAAGATTTCCCAGTTCCTGCTGAACCCGTCAATAAAATATTATGTCCTTCCATAACACTACTGACAGCATATATTTGCTCTTCGTTTAAAAGATTCATTATAAAAATAAGATAATATATATCTATATCATTTTTTATTATATCGCGCTCTATTAATAGCTCAAATGCATTAATCAATAAATAAGGGTTTTGTCATAAGGAATCAAGGATTTTTTTAATTCCCTTGTTCTTCTTATTGTAATTTGATATGAATATATTATTTTTATTTTGTAATCGTTTAATAATATCATTGTGATATCGCTCGTCAATTGTTGGCGAAAAGTTATAATACCACTTCTTTAATATCTCTATGTCTATTATTTTTTGCGGATTACAATTGTATTCCTTATACATATATAGAATGGCTCTTGATATAAAACCCCGCGAATCATTATTCGGTACAAACACCTTGTCCTTGTGATTTACATAATTATTACATTCTAATTCAACCCAATGTTTGCTCTTTATATCATAATCTTCGTGAAACTTATAATTGGATCTATTGCTATTTAGTGTATTGAGGGTCTTAATAATATTGTGCATATCATTAGATTGCTTGCCATCTAATAAACATTGTGGGTATATGTGTTCGGCTGATACAAATTGCCTGTTATAATTGCTTTTCGCCACACCTCGTGCAATATTTTTAGATATGCTAGAACAAGTTAATGTGTCGTCGGCGATTCCGTTGATAATACACTTTTTAAGGTATTTATTAGTATATATCATAGGCATTTTAGGGTCATTTAATATTGTATCTTTGATTATATTTGAGAATTGCATTTTGTGCTGCATATTTGTCCGCATTTTATTCTGTATTTTAGCAAAAGTACGCACATAACTCAATTGAAACAATAATAACAAGATTATTAATAGCATAACACAACCTTAATATTAAGAGAGATATTATCAATTTTTTTCTACATTCGGGTATAATATTTTAAAAAATATATACATATTTTCGTGGATACTATATGTGCCATCTGGCTTAAACATTTTGAGTAGCTTTTTAGATTCAAAATCCCCGTGTATCCAATAATGAACCATAATGGGTTTTGAAGGATATTTGCCGCTCCTAACGGCAGCCCAATCATTAGCTGCCGAGGGAATACCCCCAAGCTTCAAATCATTAATAGGAAATATCAGCTCCCTATCCTCTATTATGAAAACATCTCGTTCTCTCAAATCCTTATCGTAATTATTTATATTAGTTAAAATGTAATGTCCGCCAAATATATCAAACTTATTAAATAAATCATATCCATGTCTATTTATATATTCTGGGATATTGCGCAAAAGTTTGTGCAAGAATGCATTATTTTTGTTAGCAGCAAAGAATGCATTGCATATATATCTATCATTATTATATATCAATTTAGTTTGTTCGGCAGGCTCATAGCTTACATAAAAGGTATTCCTTGTCATATCAAGGAGTTCAGTGAAATCTCGCAAAACCAACACATCCAAGTCAATATATATGCCACCATAATGATATACTAAAATGATTCGCGCAATATCCCCGCGCTGTACGCCTGTTCGTGCTGAATTATATATTTTATAAAAATCGGGATAGTGTTCGTTTATCAATTTTAATATCATATTGTCCGTCCATAAGATAATTTCGTATCCTCGCGATTTCAATAATTTCGCGTTCTCCTCGCGTATATAATTAATTATTGGAGGAACAGGGTCATCGCTCCAAGTTTGATGTATCGTCTTAGGTATCATAGTATATACTAATAATATTAATAATAGCTTTATATCCATATCCTAAAAAGACATATTCATAATCGCATTATCTAAAATATAATCCCAGAAGATTATGAAATTTACTAGTTTAATATTTGAGAATTCAAATGATGGTATATAAATAGACATAAAATTGAAGTCGCCGAATATATTAAGAGACCACATAAACTTAAATATTATAGTATATAAATACATATTCTTGGTATCATCATAAGATTTATAATATATCAAAGTATCCTTATAAAAATACACAGGTAATATATGAAATATTATATTACATATTATATATTCCGCCTGTAATAGACGCTTATCAGAAATGCCCTTAATTAGTTTATTAAAAATGAATGGAGAATTATCTAATGTTTGAAATAATATCCTACTATCATATATTATAAATGTGTGAAATAATATAAATATATTTAAAGAATTATTAGCAATAAACTTGGATATCATCAGATTATTTATATTAAAATAATTAATCAATATATAATTCAAAAATATAATATAGATATTCCAATTCGTATATTGATTTATTTTTCTCCTCAATACATCAATCTTAATATTTTCTGTATATTTCCCGCTTATCATCATACATATAAATATGGTATATAAGAATAACTCAAATTGATTACTATTCTTATTATATACTACCAAATTATTCATCATTATAATATAGATATTATATATTTATCTTATATAATATTTACAATGGGGGAAACCGCCCCCAACGCGGGCTATTGTCAAGGTTATAAAAATACTTAGATTAACATAGCAGTTATAGAGACACTGGAATATCAATATTTTTTCATTTTAATTTTCAATTTTTAGAAATATTCAGTGTCTTTTTAATAGATCATAATGGTATTACAAATATCTCAATAGCCTCTCAATAGCCTCACAATAATTATTATAAATTTACTTAGATTAACATAGCAGTTATAGAGACACTGGAATATCTATATATTTTCATTTTTAAAATTGAGTACATCTCTTGATTTATTTTGTAATTTCTAAAAAACTTTTGAAATTTTTGAAAAAACAGAAAGATGTACTCAAATTTTAATTTTCAAATTTTAGAAAATTCTGGTTTCTTTTTTAAACATCATAATGGTAATATAAATATATTATAAATCTTTCAATAGCCTCTCAATAATTATTATAAATATACTAAGATTCTCTTAGCAATTCTTGAGACACTAGAATATTTAAATTATAATTTTCAATTTTTAGAAAAACCTGGTTTCTTTTTACATTTCAAATACCTATTATAAAGCTTTTGAAAATATAAAATGCTATTTTTATTCGGATAACCAATTGGATTACATAAAAATGAAATTTCATTTAGATTGTCTTAAAATTATGAATATTTATATATTTTCTATGTATTTCTCATCTAATAAAAAACATAGATTTTTACATCTCGCATAAATAATACTAATACTATCTAATTCATTATTTATACTATTAAATTTTTCAACACCTTCATCTGTAATAATGTATTGTACGCTATATGGTTAATCCATTAGTCCAATCTCAAATGTGTAGTTATCCATTTCAAAAGGATCAGTTAAACCTGCTTTTTCAGCCATCCTATAAGACCAATAAGCAAAAGCCGGTTTTATAATCCATTCTTTCGTGTTTAAATTTATAATTCCCGATGCATCAAAATCAAACAGTTTATAATTACCATCTAAACCTAAACCAGTATTATCAGGCTTCCAATCAAAATATATTATTCCTAAAGACTGTAAATGCTCTTTAGCTTTTTTCATATCTATTTGTAATTTTGTTTTATCATAATCCTCATTAACTCTAACCATTTCCATATCAATATATTTATCATTCGCATTATATATATCTACTATGTTTATATGTGAATTATTTTTAAGAATTTCAGCAATTTTGCGTTCTCTCGTAGCAACACATTCTTTTCTAAAAAAATCAAAGTTATAAGTATTATTATTTCGTTCTTTAAACTTTCCTAATTTTGTATAAATGGTTACCTTGTTTTTGTAAAAAAAAAGATATTCATATGTTGGTTTAAATATATTCATAAATTGTGTCATTAAATATATATATAATAAAAACCTTTTATATTATTATATATATTACGATGGAATTGGAGCAAAAAATATAGATATTCCAGTGTCTCTATAACTGCTAAGAATCTTCTAAGAATATTCTAAGAATCTTCTAAGAATTTTTATAATGGGGGAACCCGCCCCCTGCGCGGTCTATTGATGGGCTATTGAAAGGTTTATAATATATTTAGATTAACATAGCAGTTATAAGAGACACTGGAATATCTATATATTTTCATTTTTAAAATTGAGTACATCTCTTGATTTATTTTGTAATTTCTGAAAAACTTTTGAA